TTGCCGACGCCGTACCATCCTTGGCCTTAATGTTGGTGACTTCGATGTTGGTCGTGTCGACCGTGGTCGCGTTTACAGTCGTGATATTGCCGGTTGTGGCCGCTACAGTCGTAAACGTACCCGCTGCCGGAGTACCCCCACCAATGGTTGCCCCATCAATGGTACCGCCATTGATATCAACAAGCGCAAGATACGCAGTACCGTCAATGTACAGGTCTTTCCACGAATTACCGGAAGAGCCCAGATCTTGCGTATTATCTGCAGAAGGAATCAGACCAGAGGCAAACCGCGCCGTGGCCGTAATCGTGTCAGAAGTGGCATTCCCAAGCGTCGTGTTGCCGTCAACGGTAAGATTCCCAGTAATGCGCCCATCTACAATCGTAGTGACGCAAGCATTGACGTTCGTACCATCACAAAACAAAAACGCCGTCTGATTATTTGCAACTGCAACCCCGGTCCCGCTAGACGTTTTAAGAGTAACTTGTTGCCCGGAAATATTTTTAAGAACATACAGCTTGGTTACTGCGGGGCAAATAATTTCAGCCGCCGCCGAGGGGTTACCCGCGCCGTCATCATCAGCAACCAACATGGCGCAACGTGATTCAGACGTAGTGCCGTTAGCCGTAGTCAGCGTATGCGCATTAGCCGTCCAAGAATTGATTGTGGCAAGGCCCGCAACGGCCTGCTCTACCATCGACGTGATATTGTCGTTAACAACATCACCCCAAGTACCCGACAATTCACCGGTCACCGGCAACGCGAGCTTCAAAATCGGGGTATATTGGGTAGCCATGCGCTAGACCTCAAGTAGAAATCGGTTGCCAGTTTGCAGTTTGTGCGTCGTTAACCGTAGCCCAATTGGCAGTTTGGGATGTCGATACGGGGGTCCACATTTACGCAAGCCGAATAATCGCCGTAGACACCGACGAAGCAGGAAACTGCACGTTAAACACGCCTGCAGGGGTAGTAGATTTATCCGCGCCGAAATCGAGCACGGCAACCGAGGGGTTCGTTACCCCATCCGCCAAATAAATCAGCCCCCCACGAGCAACAAATACCGCACCGGTCCACGTTACATCTGAAAAGTTAATATACGCTGTGGTACCAGACGATGTAGGAATTTGAGATACGGTAAGCACATCGCCACCAGCAACATATCCTGTGCCGGTAACCTCTCCATCCGTGGTGTATACCGTAGTTGCAGCCCCCAACGAGGCCGCTGCCGTATAGAGTGCAAGCTTATAGACTTGTGTCGTACCCGTATCAAAGTTAAAAGTCCCCCTAAAGAGGCCCACTTTGAAAGAAGTGCAGAGCGTCTGGGTAAGCGACATAGCAAGCCTTTAGCTGACGGGCGTTCGGAACTGTCCGGAGCGATACGTATCTTGCCGTAGTTTACCATCTCCAAGCATCTTAATGAGATTGATCGCTTGAAGATAAAGCTTTTCGTAGTTGGCGATGATATCCGGCTCACCCTTCATAAACCGAATTGCTTCAAGAAGCGCGCCATTAAGGAGGGCAGAATCAAACTCATCCCCCAACCACGTCGTCCCTGCCGTTACAATCGATTCGGGGTAGTACCCGTAGTGAAGCTCAACGGTATAGGCGGCGTCCGGTGTGGGGCCAAGAATAAACGCCGTATCATCGAAGTTTGCGTAGTGTTTAGGCAGGCCCGTAACCGCTGGCCCCGGGTACGCCTCGCGGATAAAGTTTACATCCTTGTTAAGCAGGTATTCATAGTCCCCATTGGCCTTCACAACCGCGAGGGAAAATGTATAAAGGTAGTCCGAAGGGATTTGGAGATACTTGTTTCCGATAGTAAGCGTACCGGTCTCGTTCTTCCGAATGGCAGGCAACTGCACCGTGTTGTATATTTTCTGCTCGGCTTGTTTGGTAAACATAGCCAACGCATCTTCCGAGAATTCATTCTCGCAGATGTCTTTTATATTTTGCTTCAACTCGGTGTAGTTCATGCTACCCTCTTAGGCCATCGGACCCCGGGCACGCAACCCCTTAGTGGCAGCACCCGTGCCACGAATTTTAACACCGCCGCCCTTTGCCATGCCATGCATGGACTTCTCATGCTTCTTGACCTGCTTAGAAGCAATAGTTTTGACCTGCTTAACGTCACCACCAGAAAGATATTTTTTAGCTTTCATCATGCCCTCACGAGACAGTTACGGACCCAAGTTGGCCCACAGCGACCAGCGAATTCGGTGTTAGCACTGCATCAAACGCGCTTGCCCCACCCACAGGATTCCATCCCCACTGAATGGTACGGCTACCCTCCCCGGAAAACCCATCCGCCAACGTACCAGATGTTACATAGGTCGTATCAGGACGCGGGTTACGCAACGCTTGCGGATCGTCTACGGGGTACATTCCCAACTGGAGCTGCGGATGATCGGGATCCCAGCACTCATTACAGACCAAAAGATTGATTTTTTTGGTCTTAACCGTAAGCTCACGAAGATCTTTCAGCTTATATCTAAAGCCGCACCTATCGCATATGGCGATAGCGATCTTGTTTGACGCATACCGGTTGCTCATTACCCACCGTAGACGTATTGTCGGCGCGGCACAAAGCGGATTGCAGCCTTTTCTCGATCCTCTCCGGCAGCAAGGTCAAACTGTTCTTCGTACGCCTGCTTGAGCATCGGTACGCGTTCGACCAACTCAGGTACTTTCATGGCGATGTGATATGCCAGTCCGGCAACCAAGCACGGCAAAAACCGGAAGTTCATGTCTGCAAGCTGAGTGCCCGCACCGGCGTCCTGAATACGACGCATGCGCCAGTAGATAAATTGATAAGTCTGGGTGTTATCCGGGGTAAGCCAGACGGTGACCGCAGGCAGATTTGGGTTATAGATTGCAGCGCCGGTCGTGTGTATCGCCGCCGTGGTGCCATTTTGCCCCCGGAACACCCCACCAAGCGTATTGCCGCTCAGATAGCCATATGCAATATCTTCGTTATCGATACGGATAAACCCTGCAGCGGGGAGCCCCGCTGTTGAGCTAAGCGTAATCGTCGTCGTAGTGGCGTTAATTGTGCCGTTGAGGGTTAGCCCAGTAGGTGAGACAACACCGGACAAACGCTGAATCCAGACCTGGATGGGCCGCCCCGTAGCAAGCTTGTTCGGGATCGTTGCGTAGGTCGATACACTGATCCGAGTAATACTCAAATCGGCCTGAGTAGACGCAGAGTTTGCTCCCGTGCGGATGACGTGATCCAAAAGATCAATCGTATCTACAGGCAGCGCATACGTACTTAGCCCGGGCGTCAGGGTAATCGAGCCCTGATCAATAGTCCACATATTGATGCCACGGTTTTGCCACTCGATGGTCATCAGATTCATCGAACGACGCGCAGTACGCAGGTCATAGCCTGTGCGCATCTCACGCCCAGCACGCTCCCACGCCTCTTCGGCGATATCCGTAAAATCAAGCGTAAACGCGGTGGACCCGGACGTTGGCATGTTACTTCATCTTCTTGAGTGTCTGGGCCAGACGCGCGCGTTGACCCAACTTACCTGGAGCCTTGGCAGCACTAGCAAGCTTCTTAGCCGGGATTTTCTTGCCTTCCTTAACGCCAAGCTGTTGGCGCAATGCCCCAGGCTGCTTGATTGCTTCTTGAATCCACTTCTGAGCCATCACCTAAACCTCGCAGTTTTCTGAGCAATCGCTTTAGGCTGCTTTACAAACTGTTTACCTGCCGCTTTGCCTGCACGTTTGGCCCGGGTAGTTGCCGCATATTCCGCAGGACTAAGCGATTTAATCGCCGCTTCGGGGAGATACCTCTCTCCAGTTTTGCTGGAGGGCTTGCCTGATCTTGTTTTCCATTTTTGTTGGGTCCAAGCTTTCAGGCTTTGCTGCGGCGCTTTCAATCGCGGTACCCCCCGCCCTTGGCTTTATATTGCTTAGCAAGGAGCTGTGCTTTTCTCGCGCTCCACTGGCCTGACTTAGTGCCTTGCACATCTTGAGACTTAATTTTCTCAAAAAGTGCCTTGCGCATGCCGGGTTTAGTGTAGTTTCCCGCCTCATTGACGCGGGAGACCTTACCGCCCTCGGCGTACATATCGAAGTCCGTGTTGTCACGGCGCTTCATACGCTTAGGTTTTGGCATCTTGCTGGGGTTAATATCCCCCATACCCCGGCTTGCGCGCATGGTTTACACCATTTTAGCTTTGGTCTTACCGCGTTTGGCACACCCGTCAGCGGATTTGACGTAGCCCCCGGAGCGAAACTTCAACTTGCCTTCACCCATACCGGATTTAGTCGTCGGCGCTTGAGCTTCTTTTTCGCGCGTTTTGGCATCGCGCTTTTCTTGCATCGCTTGCATCTGGGCCGGGGTGTATTGCGGTTTAGCTTCAGCCATGACTATCTCCTTAGCAAGCGCGGCCGCCACGGGCCATCTTGATCATCTGCGCCCCACGCTTGGCTTGGCGCTGAACCGCATGCTCACCTTTAGAGGCAATACGCCCACCCGCTGCGTATCCCGCAGGCATCTTCTTTTGCATGCCCGCTTTGGCCATCCCACGGCCCTTAGCCGCCATCATGTTGCCTTCGGCCATACCACCACCCATCATCTTCTTAGGCTTCGACGCACGCATTTCGGCTTCCTCATGCTTGATCATCGATTTCGGGGCACCGGCCTTTTTCATGAAGCCGACTTCTTTGCGCATCATTGCTTTGGATTCTTTCATCTCTCCACCTTTGGCAAATTTCCGACCTTCGTCGGCTTTCATAAACTCTCGTCCAACAGACTGGGAAACCCCCACCCGCTTAGCAAACTTAGGGTTGTTGGCCACTGCAGCCATAAGATTGTGCTGCGCCTTAGACTTAGATGGCACTATTCTGCCCCCGGATTGCATCGATCTTGCGCTCCAACCGGTCAAACCGCTCTAGCAGTTGGTTCATGTCCGCACGAAACTCTGTACGGGTAATATGATCCCTAGCAACTTCTTCACGGGTTTTGTTAAGCAAAATGCTGATGCGCTGCAATTCAGCAAACTTATCTTTCAAGACGTATCCCAAGAGCGCCACGATGGCGGTTAGGATAATATTCCATACCATCATTTCCATAGCCTGCGCCCTAACATTTCCATTTGCGCAAAGACTTATTTATGCGACTATTTGGGTCGCTTGCAGTCTTCTTGCTCGTCAATTTCTTCTTCATCCCTTCCATCCGGGCGCAAAAGGAATCTCGACGAGGTCCACCTTCGGGTTGTGGTGCCTTCAATCCCGGTTTCCCAGGGTTGGCACGGTTGTAAGAAGCCCTGCCCTTGGCGTTTAACCCACCCGCAGGATTTTTTCCTTCCTTGCGCTGCCATGCTGGTGACTTAGCCATACTAACCACACAACAAAGTAACGAAAGACACGTTGGTCAAAGTCACCTCAGAATAGTCCGCAAGGCCACCTCGGGTAGTCAAAATACCCTCCGCAGGCATGTACAAACTATTTACCACGTCTTCATTACCAGGGGTGTTGATCTGCAGCAGCAGATCAGAGGCAAGGCTGTTGCGGTTGATTTTGACCGTACCCGGAGTAGCCGACGCAACGTAGTACAAGCCCTTGACGCGGCAGCGCGGCAGCGCGAGATTACCCGTCGTACCAATCTTTACGGTACTTGCAGAAGCCCCGCTAGCAACGATGGAGTCCACGCGGGCGTAAAAATTAACTGATGTTGCGGTACTTGCGTTTGCACCAGTAACAACCTCTGTAGTTACTGCACCTGAGAGGTCACCAACTTTAAGCCCGGTAATCGTAAACGTAATACCGGTATCGTCCCCTGCGGACGTGATAACCAATTTATAACCGTAGCCGTACGGGCCTACGGTATTGGCAAGCAAAGACAGCGCCCCTGCGTCCGCAATGGACGCATCGGCAAAGTAATACTCGTCGTCTGTCTCAGGGGTTACGGACCAAACGTCATATTGCATGCGCCCCATGACGGTCCCCTATTACTGGTCAGCGAAGGTAGGTGCGGTCGTAGAGGTTACGGTGCCCCAGATTTGCCAGTTCGTATCGTCAATGGCCAGCACATTGATATCAAACGCTCCGGGAACATTGATTTGGAATTTGCTGTTGGAGTTGCCGTCCGAGTACACGACAGAGATTTCGTCCGCAGCCGAGCCCGCATCCGAATCAAGGAACGTCACGCCACCAATGAAATAGTTGGTATCGCTACCGGTATTGATGATAGCGTCAGTGGCGTCAGCTGCACCGCCCGCATACACAAACCGAAAATACAGCCCCGCTACAGGCGCAGGCAGCGTGTAGGTGTTGTCTTGGGTGCCATTCGGAACAAGGTTAACGCGACCCGCGTTTGTCGTATCTGCAAGCGTAACGTCACCATCAGACAGAGAAACCGGAGCAACTTGAACCCCAGCACCATCAATTGCGAGAACCGTGGTAACGGCACCGGTCGTGGTGTTCTTGGAGATAACTTCGAAGCCGTTTTCGGACCTTACTGGTCCGTTAAAGGTCGTATTCGCCATTTTGGATCCTTACATGCAAGTCGGGGTACGTTTGTCTGCATGTCGTCAGCCGGGACTGTCAAACGTACCGAGTAACCCCGGAATAAGATGTTTGTATCAGGTTGTTGTAAAAGTGTCAATACAAAAGAAAGGGGGGCCGAAGCCCCCCTATCGCACTACAACAACTTACGCCCCCGGCGAGCCGTAGACGCCCAACGGATCGCTGACACCGAAGCTGTAACGCTCACGGGCCTTGTACCGGGCATTACCGGTATCAAAATCAGCATCCATGGAGTTTTGCAGCGGGGTCCGGACAAAGTGTTTCAATCCATTTGGAACATCCGTCAGGAGGAACCAGGCGTTGTTATCGGTCAGATAGTGATTGACCGAAAAGCCCTCGGGGATACTATTCATCTTACGCAGAGCGTTAAGATCGTTATCCGCCGTAGCAACCCGAAGTTCCGTCTCAAGCAAGCGCGTAGCAACGAACTGCAGCGCAGGCGGAACAATCAGTTTGCGGGGCTGGGCAGCAATCAGCAGGCCGCGCTCATCGGTCCAAGCAGCGATCTGAATCACAGCAGCCTCAAGCGAGGTCTCATTCAGGTCAGCGGCCACCGTGGGACGGTTGCTGTTGGTCCCACCCGAAACAAGCGGATGCGCCGTGCTAAACAGGCTCACACCGTCACCATAAGTGACCGCGCTGCTAAAGCCGTTGTTCAGAACCGACGCCGCCTTGACTTGCTTCGTGTAGGCCATCGCACGAGCCAGCGCTTTGGTGTAACGAGCCGACAACGAGTCATAGAGGTTGTCCTCAATGGCCTCTTCCGTCAGGCTGAAACCCATCGCAATGGTTTCGTGGTTGTACCGCGCCGTCCAGGCTTCTTGCGCATTGTCATACGCAATTGCGGAACCTTCATTCTTGACAGGAGCCGCAGAAAAACCAGACAGTTTGGTTTCTTCTTCAAACGAGCGCTCAGAACTTTCCTGTTCGTAGAGTTCTTTATGCTCTTCGCCGTAGCGCTTGTACTCCAAGCCGAACAACGCGTTAAGCCCCGGCAGGAGTTCCTTCAGTAGTTGTGCGCGTGAAATTGCCATGGTTTACTCCTTAAGCCGTAGCCAGCCCAGCATAATACTCATGCTGGCCGAAGTTGAGCTTGACGTAAAGCTCCGGGAACTGCGTGAACACCAAGGTAGCACTCGCCGCAAACGCCGCAATAGGCGCTTGGTTAAGCACAACCGTAGTTGCTCCTGCAGACGCAGCGGTAGCAACAAACGATCCCGACGGGATGTACTGGCCGTTAGCCGCCAGCGAACCCACATCAGTACCCACCGGAAGTGCAAACGGCAGCGCCGAGCAGGTAATCGTCTCAGTTGCAATGCTGGTGTACGTCGCCGTACCCAAAGACACCGCAGTCTCTTCCACCAGACCCAGAACACGGATCGGCAAAGTCGCCGTAGTGGCCGGAGTGGCAGTCGGCGCAGCCAACGCATTCTTGCTGTTACCAGTAGAAGCACTGCCGGTATTGTTCAGGCACGCCAAGTTTTGGCCAATCATCGCACGCGCACCAGACGCTACAACCGTGGTGGACGAGCAAACAACCGCCTTGAACACCGTGTCCGGGTCATCACAAATGTACGCCACCGCATCCCCAGCCGCCGTGCTGGCAGGCCAGTATTGCGAAAACGTCTTTTGCTTCGTCACCGGATTGGTATACGAGCAGCCCAGAAAAATACCCGCAAGGGTACCCGCCGCACCGCTGGTGACGCTAATGCGCTCCAGATTGCCGCGAACCAGGGCAACAAAATCACCATAAAAGATGTCCGTGGCATACGCGTAGGTAATGTTGTACATACGCGTCGAACCTGCGAACACCTGCCCACCGATCAGATTGATCGGCTTTAGCCCGTACGGGGCTGAAACAACAGGGTAGGCCATTATAGACTCCTAAAATTAAGATCCTCTACCGAAAGTAACCTTGGTCTTTCGCTCATTGAAAAGCGGCATACGCGGGTCATTCTCTCGCATGAGATTGTTGTCAACGGTTCGCATCTGGTCCGCAGCTTGTCGGTTAAAAAACTCGTTGCGGTCCTCAACAAAGTCCGTCGGGGTTTTACAAAGCATCAGCCCACCAATCACGATGTTGTCCTTGAAGTGGGCGTTCTCCACGCCTGCCACAAAGATTTCGGGGTGATCAGATGCCTTAACAGGCTCCCAACCTTCTTGGAGTTTCAAGGAAATATTCCGAGGATCGGTTTCACCACGTATGCTGATACGCACCCAATGAAATTCATAACCGGGTTCCGGACGCGGAGTCGGCAGCACGTTAGGAAGCTCCCAACTGCGTTTACGAACACCTTGTTCCCGGGTTTCTTGCTCACGTGCGATTCGATTCTCAGCCATTTTGTTTCCTCATCTCCATAGCAACCTGTCTGGCGTATTCTTCAAGCGGCACACCGAGGCGTTTTGCCAAGGCGACTTGCGTCTTTGTCAGCGTGATCTTTTTAGGCGCAACGCTGCGAGTAACCGGGGCAACTACAGAGGCCCTACGACGCGGTTCAGCTACTCTTTCTGGCTCCTCTTCACCAAATTGGTCCGGGAAGACTTGCCGCATACGAGAATTTATTTTCTCGTAGTAGTCGTCAGATGTAGGATCAACTCCTTCCTTAACGAGTTTTTGATGGTATCCGAGAGCGAAACTTGTCATTTCATCATCGGCACCAAACCAAGGGTTGTCTTTCTGCCATTGCGCCGCCTTCGGATCAACTTTAGGCGTATTAACAACCTCTTGTGACTGTGTTTGTACCTCATTATTAGGTTCTTGTAAAGTAGGCAACCTAAAACTACTAACCCGGTCTACCTTCAGCTTGGCCGAGGTCAACTCTTCCTGCGCGGCAACGACGGCATCCGCGTCCCCGGCCTCATATGCCTGCTTATACTTGACCTTGGCTTGGTCTAGCTCGGTTGCAGCCGCACGCTTGGCTTGCTCAAGCAAAATCTCTTGGTTCTTGGAGACCGTGCCCTTGAGGGTCTTGTTCTCATCGAGAAGTTTTTGGGTCAACCGCTCAAGTTCAGCACGCTCCCGGGCGGCTTGCTCTGCGGCACGGCGCTGGTCGTGGTATCCCTTGGAGAAGTGCTGCAGCCGACGACGAACTTTCTCCGAATAATCTTGCAGTTCATCATCCGTCAACTCATCGGGCGGGGCCGAAGGCTTGCGGTTTCGGTCTTTCGGTGGAGTGTCATCGACAACTTCAATGTCAACGGGATCATCTTTGACCTCGGGCTCTTTTGCCGGAGCCTTCTCGGGGGTGTCCTGCTTCGAATCAGGCCGCCCCTCTACAACCAACTCTACGTCACCATTTTCTTTGACGTTAACATCGGTTTCTTTGACTTTATCGGGATCTGGAAACTCAAATTCAACTTTCTGGAACGCCATGGTCTACTCCTTATGCACGCGTCACGCCACGCGGATCGGTCACTACTGCGTCAATTGAGTCATCATTCATCAGCCGGTACTCAACCCCATGCACCTTGAACCGTGTGCCGGTGTTTGCCCGGAACAACACGTAGTCCCCAACCTTACACCATGGCCCAGTGGGGTAGCGCTCCGAGTCGTTATAGGCTTGGCTGCCCATATCCAACACCAAACCCACTACAGTCAAAAGGTGCTCTTCGTATTTAGTTCGGTCGGCTTTAACGATGCCCGTATCGCCAAAGGTTTCTTCAATCTTAGGCAGGGCAATCAAGAGCTTATACCCGACGGGTCTAGGTAGTTGCCGTTCAAACTCAGTTTCGGATAGTTCTACTTCTGCAGCTTGGGGGCTATTCATTGTCATCATCTTCCAGTTGAGACCGCGAGAGATCTTTTGTCGCATCGATAGCTAGCCGAAGACCTCGGATCCGGCCAACCACTTCCCGATATTCTGCGTAGTCTTTAGCAGACCCCGCTATCAGGAATTCAGTAGACGCGGAGACATCCTCCGCGTATTTATCAACGAGCACGTCATAGACGGTTTTTGCCATGGCTACCTACTTGGCCCTTTCGGTATAGACGGTTGTTTGGGTGTCGCTAACACTTTTAGTGCATCAAGGCGTAGACGTTCTGCAGCTTGTTTGTCCTGGGACTGCACGCGCATGCCTTCTTTAGCCGCCTCAATCTGTACTTTTTGCCCTTCCAACTGCAACTTCTGTTGCGCCAAGCTCGCATCCGTCTGATCTTTCTGGATCTTGCGGGTCACCTCCATCTCCTGCGTCTTGACCTTCGCTTGCTCCAGCTGGAACATCGGATCTTGGGCCTGCTGCTGGGCCTGCTGCTGGGCTTGCTGCTGCATGTGGGCTTGTGTAAGTTGTTTACCTGCATCGGCCACCAGTCTGGACAACTGGACCTCCATATCTTCAGGCAGCTCTTCGTTCGGCGGGGGTAGTGGCGCACCCAAGCGCTCCTCGATCTGTTTGCGGTAACTGAAGGCTAGATGTTCGGCAATGTGCGCTTGCAGGGAGGCCATAATCTGCTGCGCCATCGGATTCTGACCCACCATCTGGGCAATCATCGGGTCTTGCAAGAACGCCATGTGGGTGGCGATATGCGCATCGTGATCTTGGTAGATGAAGGCTTTGACCGGCTGGCCCACAAGGGCTGCCATGTTTTCAGACACCGGATCACGCGGCTTCTGGTCTTCGGAGGTTGGCACGATCTTATCCGCGTTCTTGACCCCCAACACTTCAATCATCTGCCGGTGCAGGTAAGGCAAGTCGTAGATCTGGGGGGCGGACTGCGCCATCTGAAACACTGCTTGGTACTGCACCACCCGCTGAGCCATGGTGCTACTGTTCGGGTCGCTAACGGGGATGACATCCACCGAGGCATAATCAGCCTGCCTCGCCCGGGCAAACCCACTCTCGGGCTCGTATGAATACTCTTGCGGGGCGTAGTCTGCAATCAACGCCTTGAGGAGCTTGAACTCCTGCTTCATCGCAAAGTGCACGCGCGACTGCACCGCCGCCATGGGCTTGAGTGTGCGCTCCAACAACGCAAGTGTGGTCCCCACCGGGGCCTGAGCGCTCATATCAGAGATATTCATATCGCTGATGGCACCTAGCCTGCGGCCTTCTTCGGTAATGCGCTGCAGCAACGCCAAGAGTGTCTGGCTCGGCTCTTTATACGGCAGGGTCAGGATGTTGTCTTTGATCGACCCGCTAGGCACGTCGACATCTCGGAACTCACCCGGGTTAATCGGTGTGTCATCGCCCTTGACTCGCAGGCCCCTGGACTTCAACCCACCGGGCAGGTTAGATAGTGTCCCCGCATCCACCAGCTGACGAATAATCGATGTGCCCGCCCGTGCAAACCCACCAATAATGTGGATCAACCCAAGCCCGTAGAACCCAAATCCCGGCACGTATACATAGTGGACGAAGTGGTCCCGCTTGAGGGTGAGGGGGTCTTCAGGGTTCCAATTGCGACGGATGGACAACACCGTCTGCGTGCCCTTATCAATGGTAATGACGTACGGTTTGGCTAGGGGCTCCCCATTGACTTGTTTGCTATCTTCGTCCTCGTCGTCTACCCCAGGAATGCATGTTTCTACGTGAATCTCATACAGGGTATACCGGTTGTCGTTGGTTAGCACGTAGCCGTTTTCTTGGGCTTTTTTCTTTTCCAAATCCGTAAATGTCGTCACGGGCTCGCCCAACTCAACTTCCCGGTAGAACCCGCTGGCCATCAGGCGGTCAACCTCAATCTTGGTCTTTCGCATCTGGTGGGTGACCCGCTCAGCCACCTCAATATGGGCGGTGCCATAAGGCACAATCACATCTTCTGCCGGGATATACACAGCGGTCGGACGCCCCAAACTCGGGTCAAAATACACCTTCTTGAACGCAGACCCCGCCAGCCCAAGGGAGAACAACATACGCTCATGCTCGGGGCGGTACTCCACCATCTTCTCTGTCAGCATGTAGTTCATGTCCTCGCGGACACGGCTTGCTGATTCTTCTTTTTCTTTAGTCACCTTCCCCAAGATCTTGGTCTTGACTGGACCGGCTGCAGGGAATGTCTCACTCATGGTCTCGGCTTGGAACCGAATGGCAGCTTCTGACAGCACGGTTGAGTACACCCCACACGCCCCATCCCAAGGCTGGGTTCGCTCCTCATACTTGAACCCAAGCACCTCCAACCCCTTGGCAAAGGTGTCTGCCCAGTCTTTGCGGGATGTTACGTCGGCCTCAACAAGACCAAGCAAATCCGAGGCAAGCGCTTGCAGCGCCCCCTCATCTAGGTGTTCGGCGATGTTTGTATCAAACCGGTCAAGATCGTCTTCCTCGTCAGCACCGGGGATAAGCGTAATCTCAACACTGCCATCATCGAGCGTCACCATTTCCGGATTGACAATCTCGATCTCCAACTCAGACGGTTCGGCCTCAGCCAGCACGCCCATACCCATCGGAGCTTCGTACAAGGATTTCTCAATGGCCATAATTTATGTCCTAGTCTATGCCCGGAGGTACAGGTTAGTAATACCGGTTTTTGCTTCTGGATTTGAATGGCTTGATTAGCTCAGGTTCATCAGTTGGCAGACGAATAAATCCGCCTTGGCGAAAACGCATCAGCGCCATAACTGTGGAGTCTACCAAATCATCATGGCTCATAAACGGAAAACCGGCAATCTCTTCAACAACTTCCTCCGCCCACCGGGTCTGAGGCACCCAGCACAGCCCAGACTTTACAATATCAGCAACCGAATTTAGCCGCGCCAACTTATCCCCGCTTCCCCGGTGTGGTGTGTACTCACTAACCGGTATCCCCATACGACGCAACTCTTGATATAACGCAGTGCCGGATGACTTCTTTTCTACGATGAACGTATCGGGACGCCATTCTTTCCACATATCATATGATAACGACTTTAGGTCTGGAAATTCAATGCTTTCTTTAATGGCCTCAAGAAGAATGATGTTAAAGGCGTTTGTCTGGTCATTACGAAACACCCCCCAGATCGTAATCGCCGTGTAGTCAGCACGGTTGTGGGTCTCTGCAGCGGCATCCAGGGACATCACGATATATTCAATGGGGGAGGGGGGGTCTTCCTTCTCCCAGATGTTCCACCAATCGCGCTTAACAATTGAGGCTTCTTCAGAGGTCGGATTTTGCTGAAACTGGGCGTTCCACTGGAAGGTCGGCATGGACGCTTTTGTGCGGTGCAACGCTTCCAAATCAAAGAATTCTGGCCAAAGTGGTTTTTCAACAATCTGGCCGTCGGCATCTTCTACTTCTAATATGGCAGGGAATTCGACCACCTCGTATTGGTCGGCACCCTCATTATTCACCATATCGCGTGTAACACGCCCAGAAAGATCGTCTTGGTGCCATCTAGTTTGAATAATTGCTACGCGCCCACCGGGCATCAACCGCGTACGAGCCCCGTACGCAAACCATTCGTACGCCTTTTCAAATACCTCGAAATTGCCGTTGATAATATCTTGCTCATTATGGGGGTCATCGCACAGCAGTAAGTCCGCACCGCGACCAGCCAAAGCCGATCCGACCCCACAATTGTGGGTAAGAACTCCGTCAGCAAAGAATGTATGGTCCCCGTCAGTCAAAAAGTTTATAAATGGTGCGGCTAACTGATGCTTAGCACACACAATCACCCCTGCGGGCCGTACTCCCACAAGAAGCCCAAGTATCCTTTGCGCTGCCCCTGCAACACACGCCAAATACCCCTCAACGCCGCACCGGGGTTGCTTGGATTTATCGCTTGTGCCGCTGCGGGTAAGGACACATGCAATTGCACTTCGGAACCCCCCAAGTTTTTCTGGAGCACGGTACGCCCGTAGTTCCGCTTGCGCTTTTTCATTGTTGACAAAGGATCCGCCCCAGTTGCTATCCGATAGCGTATCGCTTCGGGGGTTACCCCCAGCTTGCGCGCGTGTTCCGCAAGCGTCTTGCCTTCTAACCGAATATTGTTGCGCTTGTTGTTTGCTTGCTCCATAGGTGTTGCCCAACGACAGTTTTCCGGGCTGTATGGCCCATTTACATCGATTCGGTCCACTGTATGCTGAGGGCTGGGCGGATCCCCCATATCCTGCACAAAGTTTTTGTAACTGCACCAGTGTTCGCACAATGTAATCCCGCGCCCTCCGTAGTACGCCCATTTTTCGTTTCGGGGATTGGTGCAGCGGCTTTTGATGTTGTACCAGCGGCGATACATCGGGGTATTCCAAATAGCCATAGGCCCTCCTGAAAAGAGCCTTCAGTCTATCCAAAATACTTTCCACACACAAGATATCTTTTGGTAAAAGGTCTTTGGCGTATACCCAGCCTCGATTCATTGTCCAAATAGGGTGTTTTGCAGAGCAAGAAAGCCCTGCAACAGTATAGGTTTCCGCGTGCGTACTTTCATAGACTTGCTGTACAGTAACGTACCCACTGAGATTAGCAAGTCGATCCCCGATTTTAATCTGCCCCGCAGGGGCCCACCCCCGGTCTGTACGCACCAATGTATACCGACGAAGGCATGCGTAGTATTCACCGCCGTGGTTCGTATTCCAGCGCCCCGCAGACTTACTATCTGCAGCAAGAGTGACTGTGGGGAATACTTCTTTGTACAAATCGGAATCGATAATGTTTCTAACCTTGCGGCCAAAGTCCACGGCAAGGTCTGCCGTGTGCGAGACCATCAGCACCTTCTTATTGGGGTACTTGCCGATGAACCACGCGGGAAAATATATGGAAACAAGTTGAGACTTGCCGTGCCGAGGTGGCATGTTGACGCACACCCGATCCTTGCGTCCTGCAGCGATATCCATAAGCAGGTTTGCCAGCACCCGGTGATGCTTCCCCACCTTGTAGTCGGGCTGCATATGCTTGCAGAATTCAATGAGGTCGTCGTAGCACGCAGCGGCCACACGCCGCTTGTCCAAAACGTCTGCAATCTTGAAGATTTCCGCCTGTTCCTGGGCCGAAAAAGAGTCTAAGTTGTCCAGCATCTGCTGGATTTCTTCTTCGGAGAAGACTGGAGCGGTCTCTACTGCGCTAAGCATCGGCCTTTTTGCCTTCAAGCCCAAGTTCTGCGTCTACATCGATGATCTGAGCGTCTTCGACGTTGTCTGGAGTGGCCCGAGCGGCCAATCTTTGCAGTTTTTCCTTGAGTTTAGCCCGCAATTCGTCCGTGGACTGGTGGGTGACAAGCACTTCAGACCGGTCGGTGAACAAACCCACATCGGAAATCTTACCCAGCAGCTCCAGCGCACGTATACGCACCCTCGGATCTGGGTTTCGGGACTCCTCTAGCAGTCGATTCGTCACCAGCATACGAATCTCGACCGCATTTTTGGCCACGGCTTGGCCAAATTCATCCAAATACCCGCGCAGGGCTAGGAGAGAGGCAGGGGGGAGGGCAGCCATACGTCTGTTGGTTACACGTTTACTAGTGGCTGTGGGGTCTGCAGCGTACGCGTTCAACAAAGTCGTGGCCGTTTCGGCATCTTGCGTTGTGGGGGCGATACTTAGCCCTTGGCTAGCCAGCAGTTCAATAGACCGACAAGCGGCCTCGGCCCGTTCCCGCAGGTCTACATAAGCAATATCGGGGGCTAATTCAACCCCAAGATCAGGAGTTAGTTCTAGCATGCGTGAATACTAATACAACAATAAAGCTTTACACAAGGCCAACATATGTCCATGATAGTAGTAGGGGTATTTATAGGGGGATATATAAAAAATTTTTTGGGTGGGGTGTAGAAAATGATGCCGGGGGGTTGCCTATAAAGACCTTATTAGTGGCGCAAGCCGCTAAACCCAGAAAGACCTTATTAGTGGCGCAGGCCGCTAAGCCCAGAAAGACCTTATTAGTGGCGCAGGCCGCTAAGCCCAGAAAGACCCTACTGAAAACATGGTTGATTTATGGGGATAGTGATGACGGATCTGGAATAGCAATACATGCGCGCGCGTGGGACTCCAAACTAGTCTTGGGGGGTGGGGTACGGGTAGGGGTCGCCAGGTGCCTCGTCCGATCTTTACTGTTAGCCGATCGGCTAACACGTTGAAACAAGTATTGACAAGATCTACCAGTAGCGTATAATTCACCTTGCAGTATTTAATCAACCACTACGACGAAAGGTCGACACCATGGCGACTTATGAGATCCGGCGCAAAGACAACGGCGAAGTGTATTTCTCAGGAAGCGTTCAAACTGCGGTACAGTTTTTAAATTTGTTGATTGAAATTAAACAGGCAGGCCAATCCACAGCGGGCCAGTATATGGTTCGCGGAAGCATATGCACAATCGATGAGGCCATATCTCGTGCCCGAGACGAGATAGAACGCGCGGAGGTGCAGCGCAGCAAGACTCACAGAAAAATTACATATTACGTAGGTGCTGCCGGCGCGGCGATCGATAGTAATCGACGCACAAAATGGGTGCGCCGGTAATTTCTGACCCTAGGTTAGCACATCTGGCCCGGCCCGCAAGGTCGGGTTTTTTGCGTCCACCGTTAGGCCAATTCGGCCACGCGGGGCGGTTTGCGTTGCATGTCATTACTTACTGTTAGTCGGCGACTAACAAGCGATAACAAGTATTGACAAAAGCTAGTAAGAGCGTATAATTCGTCTTGCAGTACCCGATTAATTAATCAATTAGGAGCAGATGACATGAGCACAATGACCACGACGACCGCGATGACCGTGAAGTTCCCGACCGTTGAGACCGTCCGCATCGGCGCGGACACTTTGCGATCCGAAGAAGCTGTAAAACAAAAGTGGGTCAAATTCACTGATATGCTTCGCGCAGACGGCGTCACGTCTGCCATGTTGAGTAAGCACGGCTCGGAAGAGCTTCGCGATTTTGTAAGAAACAGCATCATCATTCCGTCATTCAAAAAGGAAATAGTTGCCCTCATCGAAAAAGATATCTCGGAAGTACCTGAGAATATGAGGGAAGCGCGACGGCGAGCGCGCATGCAGATTGGGTCAAAACTGGCCAAGATAGAAAGCCACCTCCGCGACGCGGAGGAGAAAGAAAAAAAGGTGGTCGAGTCTGGCCCCGTTGAAGGCGAGGATGGCACGCCCAAGACATCCAAAACAGACGCGCAGAAATTGCAGAAGCTGTTAGATGACATCTTGACCAAAATCGGCAAAATGGAGGAGCCAACATTCGATGTGGTCGCGGTATGCGACCACCTGAAAGCGGCAAAAAGCATCATACCGTCGGTCTAGTTAGCCGATCGGATAACATCGAACCGGGGGCTGCATGGGTATGCAGCCCCTACAACAAGGAGAGTACCATGAAGATTTATATTAGCAATGCCTTTTCTCTGGGGATGGTCCCCCAGAAATTGCTGGAGAAGGTCCGGCTTGTCCCCTCCAGTGAGGAGGAGGTGGGAAAAAATATGCCTCTCGCCAAATCAATTGTCGGCCATGCCGACACCGCCGCAGTATTGGGCGTTGGGTTCAACCGAGAGTCCGTAACTCTTGAGGCGGGTGACGTGCTGTATGTCGCGCAGTTGCAGGGCGGGCGATTGCCCGAGGGCTGCAAGACCCTGCCGGAGGGATTCCGGTTCGAGTGGGTGAGAGTGAGCGTCAGTGCGTGGTAGCGCTCTACGCTAAGGGGCGAGCCCGGGCCAATCGGCCCGGGCTTTTTTGCGCCCACCGTTAGCACGTCTGGCCCGGCCCGCAAGGTCGGGCTTTTTTGCGCCCACCGTTGGGCCGATTCGGCCGCGCGAGGTGAGTTGCGTTGTATGTCATTACGTAGTGTTAGTCGATCGACTAACACCGATGCC